GTTTCCCAGTCACGATCGGTTGGGCGTACTTTAACGACTGCACCGCACTGACTTCCATCCCCGCCGGCGTGACGTTTGCCGGCGATGCGTCCTTTTACGACTGCGACGCGCTGAACACTATCGGCAACGGCGTGACGTTCGCCGGCAACGCGATATTTGAGGGCTGCACCGCCCTGACCGCCATAGGCGCCGGTGTGACGTTCGCCGGTTGGGCGTGCTTTCACGGCTGCACCGCGCTGAACGGTGCGCAGCACGGCTGCGGGGAACACAACCGCACCATATACGCCGTGATTGGCAAGGACGGCGTAAGCCGGGCGAAGTTCGGTTGCCAGAACCTGACCCGCGCCGAGGCCATCGCGGCCATTTCGGAAAAGTACGGCGACACGTCCGAATCTGCCGAGTACATCGCAAAGGTCAACGCCGCCTTCGATTACGCGGAGGCGCACCGTGGTAAGTCACCTAAAAATCTTTAACCATGCAAAAATTCGGAGAGAAAATCTTCACAGAAGCCACGAATGCCGCAAACGAATGGCAGCATGGCATTATCATGGTAGAGCCGCCAATGGAAAGTGCGCTGCGCCGATTCCAGAAAGTATATCGTATGCCGTTTGGCGGCGGACGGAAATACTTTGAAATCGTGAACGGCGATATAACCGCCTGTCACGGGTTGACAACGTATCTGGAAATGATACCCGAGTCACCCGGCTCCCGTGTCCACCTCGACACATGGCTCAAAAAGAACGGACAATACGCCGACTACCTGTTCAAATGGGCAGCCGACTACGGCACGTTCATGCACATCCTTGTAGGCTGGACGGTTACCTACCAGGAAATAGATATGCCACAGGTTGAGCTTGCCCTTATGCGGTATATGCGCGACAACGGTATGCCTTTGTCACAATTCCACGACTACGCCACCCGCATGGGTAACGACATCCGCTCGTGGCTGCAATTCGTGCATGAGCGCGAGGTAGAAGTGTTGGCGGTTGAGTATTGCGTACTGGATGCGCAAATGAAAATTGCCACGCCCCTCGACATTATATGCCGTATGACATTCAACGGGAAGCGCGTTTTGGCCAACATCAACCTGAAGTTCCGTGAATCGGAAAGCGCCCGCGATAAGGACACAAAGCAGACAAATTTAGAAATGCTGCTATTCAACCGCATGGCAGAACGCTTTGGGATGGAAGAACGGATTGAATGGTGCGGAATCTTCTGCCCAAAAGAGTGGAAGAAGGGTAAGCCTACATACCTCCTCGAAAACTGCACAGGGGATTATACAATGGAAGAAATCAAAGCCGAATGGAGTTTCGTGAACTCAAAGGGCTGGCTGGAACTGGACATCAACAAACCGTTCCCTATTAAAGTTGGCGGCGTTCTGCGCTACGGGGACCCGGTAGAAGCAGAAACTGGGTGCATGAAAGATTATATCATCCAAAAAATGAAATAAATGAGAGGAGTAATTAAGTCCGGCTCAATTTCCCGCCGGGGCAACACAAAAGCCGGGAAGCCGTATGTCATTGTCAAAGTCGTGCTTGAAACAACCGAACGCGGCGATATATGGGTGTCGTCAGAGCAGGAAGCCTACGAATACATGGTCGCGGGCAAAGAGATTGAGTACGAATATGTACCCAACACAAACCCGCAGTATGACGGGCAATTCAAAATTAAAAAACCCAACAAGTCCGGCGCGGGCGGCGGGGAAGGGATTTCCCAAGCCAAAGCCACGATTGCCGTAGCGGCGTATCAAACCGCAATGCAGTTATTTGCGGAGAACAAACTCCTTAAAGACCAGATTGAAAGCGCGGCTATTAAGGCAGCGCAGATAATGGCAAAGGTCTATAACGCCGTTGAAATATGATGGCGGTATGGCCCGAAATCGGGCTTTCTGTGCTGGCGCTGATTGGGCTTTGGCTGACACTTACCAATACGGAACAACCAAAACCAAGACGGCCAATTAGCGACTTCAAAGAAGACGAAAGGAGTTAGACAGGGATATGCGCGGACGCTTATAGCGTCACGGTAACGCCCTTAGCAATAAGGGAGACAACCGAAGCATTCAACATTCCCCCGGTAGGCTGTGCAGAACCCTTAGAATTTACTGTGCCGTTTATCGGGGGCGTGGATGTTGACATTGCGTCTATATTTGCATAGATGTTTGTCATAACCCCAGCCGAAATCCCAGCATTCGCAGTAATGTCTACAACATACGCCGTGCCTAATGTGCCGTAAAATACGCAATTTGCGTTACCGGTAGTATTGTGTACGCTTAAAGACAGGTATGTGCCATTGGGCGACTCAAACGAATTTATTGCGCAATCCCCTATGGTAATCCCTGCATCCGTTGCGGTCATTGCCGACATATCTACGTCCCCTAAATTAAGGGAGGCGTTACTATTGATGTTTAGCCCAATGATAGAACCCGCCATTGGCAACAGCAATGTTGTAAATCCAATCATGCCGTTTATTGTCAGATACGCATCCTCACAAGTAGCATAGGACATATCTAAAGATGACATCCCTTTGCCGTTCTCTAAGTCAAAGGCCGTCAAAGCGCTGCCCCAGAATCCGCCGATGCCAATATGTATTGGCTTATAAGAATGCGTAATTTCAGACAACGGGCCAAAGTCATAACTATTATCGCCCCATTCAACAATATTGGCGGTATCGTGGGATACCACATAGACCGATTGCGAAACTGCACCAACCATTTCAAATGTTATCGCCTGATAGACCTCATTTGAAATAACCTGCTCTATCGGGCTTGCAGATAACGCTCCGAACGAACAGGAATAGGTAATTGCCCTGGCAAACCCTTTGGTAGGTATAGACGGATTATACGACGGCGACGTAACCGAAATAAGCCCTACGCTGACAAGTATTGGAAATATCCCGCTTAGGTTATCAACCATTTCAAAGCCCGTGCTGCCCATTTCCCCGGCAAAATTTGCCTGAATTAATGCCTGTGCAGGAGCGTCAATAGACAAATGCCAATTGCTCCAAACCCACAACCCTTCCGTGTCGCCGCCGTTTGCCGTGATTGTAAACAGGTCATCGCCGTTCAGCGTGAATGTCATCGTATGTTGTACCCCAGGATTGGAGCCAATGTCCACCCCATTGAGCGTTGGCACACACGAAATATAAATGCCGCTCCGTACCTGCGAACTGTCGTCATAGGCAAGTGTTGCGATTAACCCATCCCCGGAAGGAGGTGCGCCCAATATTCTTATACCCATTCTATCGTGATTAGATAGTTCAAGCCCGTAGGGATAGAACTGCCTTGTGTGTATTCATACATACCCGTGATAGCATCAAATGATGCTATTGCTACTGGGGGATCAACTACGGCTTCAGCGTGGAAATCCCCGCTGCCCATGACTGGCGTGCCTAATAATGCACCCCCGTTCAAATAGAAGTTTACCGTAAGGTCACTGTCGGGCGCTGTCTCGTCAGTTGCTACGCCCACCTTTGTAACTACCCAGCCGTTGAGTTCCTCCGGGACAATGAACATCCCGTTAGGGGCTGCCCCCCGTAGAGGAAGGAACCTCTGTACTGCTCGGTATCTCCGTCCATTGGATTAATTGTGGCTGCCGGACTTCAAGCGTTTTTTGTCCCGCAGTAAATACGAACCCAGTTGCGGCTCCTGTGATAGTCAGGGAACCGCAACCAGTATTCGTAAAACACAATGTTCCGTTTTTAATCGCTACGCCCATTAGGCACCAACGTCTAAGGTGATGACATTGCCCTGACAGTCGGTAATCGTCACCGTGTCAGGTGTGGCAGCAAATGTGAGGGGGGTAGAGGTAAGGCAGGAATCGTCGTTCATAAAACGAAGCTGAAGGCGAACCTCATTTGTCGAGGGGTCAGCTACCAAAGTAGCCGATTGGATGTTATTTGTCATATTATGGATTTTTTCGCTTGAAGTTTCGAGTTTGAGAAGGGAAAACCCCGTCTTGCTGTTCAATGAGCACAAGGTCATGGCCTTTATGTCGGGTCGGCGGCGCAGAATCCTTTCCGCTATCAACTGGGATATAATGATTCCTATTGTTACCAATAGGAGAAAAGAAATAAAGCTTTCGCTTTGGACTATCTTTATAAGCATTTCCGTCATGCTTGTATAAATTATGGAGGTACAATGAACCCATCAACAACACTAACAAAAAGATGTTGAAAGTTGAAACTTTAAATTTCATTGTGAATGCGAAGTTAAAATGATGGGGGAGGGGATTGTCGTTAGATACGTTTCCATTTGCCTCTTTGCTTCTTCCGCATCGTATCCGGTTCCTTTAGGATGGCGTAACAGAATACCTACCATCTTTAATACAGGCAAGCCTATTCGCCGCGAAAGACGGCAGGCCGCAACATCTATTCCCCAGCCATACGCATTCTGAGTGGCAGGCGGAACTATCTCAACAACGGCACGTTTTAGGGCAAAGAATAGGCTGTCCGTACAAGGAACAGGTCTGAATACGCCCGTGTCACAAATATGAGTATATCGGTGCGGGGAAAAGTCAGCGTCAGGAGCTATAACGCCCCATTCTACGGTGTCCTTTAGTGCAAAGAACTTATCTATGTCCGCATCCGCAGCATATACGTCAGCCTGAACAATCAACAACTCTTCTTCGCCGCAAGCAAGGAACTCCTTTTTTACCCATTCCCAATGCGCACCAAAATAGTTAAGCGTCTCCGGGGGATAGCATCTGAACCCTTCATATTGCTTTTCAGAAGAGGAAATGACGTGAACCTCGCAGTAGCGCCCAATGGATTCCATCAGTGCCCGTGCGTTGTCCGCGTAATCACCCCAGTTGAAAATATATGCAATCATCCTTTTAGGCGATTATGGTAGTCAGGATTCTGTATATCGGAGACGAACTCTAAGTCCTGAGCAAATAGCGATTCTTCAGGCCAGTATCCAGCTACGATGCCATTCCTGACAAGTGTGTAAAGGATACCGTCGTATTGCCGCGACCACTCCGAACTTTCAATTTTGGAAAGAATGCGCTCAATACCAGCGTAGGTAGGGAAGTAAACAGCGTGAGAACCCCAGCTTTTTGTAGTGCGCCCCCAGCCGCCTATTCCATAAAACTCGTTGCCCTGGCGTGGCATATATCCCAGAAACAAAACATCCGCATCCGGGGCGTTTTGGATAGCCACCGATACCTTTGTTTTGCCTGTGTAGATTATATCGTCCTCCACAATAAGCAAGCCGTCTATTTTATCCATTACGGCGTACTTCATTATGGCAAGGTGCGACATCATGCAACCAAGCGCACCGCGCGTGAAAGAGTCGGAAATAAAACTCTTTACTACACCATGCCGCGTGTCAAATGCCGGATATACCGAATACTCGTTAATCCCCGCCATCGCTAATTGCGCTTGGGCAGAATTAAGACGCTCAACGCGCTCAGGTAGGTTTATAATGTACGTGTGCATATATATATAAAGGGGCAGGGCAATTACGCGCTGCCCCCTGATATTGCGTTGATTGATTAAGCTACACCACCGGAAGCGATACCTTCGTCGCCGTTGATGTAAGCATCCCACGCCTCTCCGCCGCAACCGTCAGCCGTTGACTCGTAGCAGACATCCGTTGCCAGTACGGTACGGAAGCGTCCGGTGCCGAGGTTCGTCATGGAGTACAGCGAAATCTCCTGACCATTGATAGTGCGCGTTTCAACCAACACAACAGAGCCTGTTACAAGGTTGGGGTTGGTAATCACATAGCTTGCCTCAATGGTTGCAGCGGCGGTAGTACCCGCACGGAACATGCAATAGTAAGTGTTCTGCTCAAAGTCCGTGCAGGAACAAGTCGGGATTTTGCCAAACATATTAACCGAGTTCGGGTCTTGGAAGATGGTACACAGGCGCGATTTAATTGTAGTACAGGCGCTCGGAACGATAATTGCCCCCGTTACGCGCTGAGTCAGATAAGCATATCCGACATTGCCGGGAACGAATACGGTCTGTGCATTTGCGGGAACGGGTTCCCAGTAATCAAAGGTGTAAACCGTATAATCCTCCGTAAGGACTACGCCCGCATCGGTAGCGGCATCGCCAATCCAGTCAACAATGTCTTGACCTGTACCCCAAGATACTTCAGGGGCATTGACTTGCTGCGCCGAAATGAATGCGTTACCTGCGGTCACAGAGAACACTACGGTGGCACTTACACCTACAATGTCGAGGGTTGTGCCGTTTACCACCGTTGCCGTGAAGTACTGGCTTGCAGTAACATCCGCATTGATGGCATCCGCAAGCGCGGTGATTTGCGTTTCGCAGGTAGCATCGCACGGGCAAATGTTCGCCGTATTGTAGGAGAAAGACTGCCACGGCTGATTTTCGGTCGTGTAAAGCTGCACGTTAACGGAATAGGACAGATTCTGTCCGCAGCAATCGCCGCCTGCGCAAAGCATACGCCAACGACCTGCTACGCCCGTACCGGGACAGAATACACGGACGGTCTTGATATAGTCCCAAGTGAAGACCTTAGCCAAAGCGACATTGGCACCGTCAGGGATAATCACAATCGAGCCGTAACCCGTAGGCACTGCAACCCAGTTGGTTGCAGTTGACCCTGCGTCACAATCGGTAATTACCGACCATATCGCGGGGGTATTGGCCGGGAAAGACGTGGGAATTTGTGTAGTCCCCATGTTCCCTGTTTGATAATTAATATTGGGGATGGCCATTTTTTATGGATTTTAAATTTAAATTATTGTGACAATGTTGTTTCTTGTGCCGCCATTTGATAGCGTGCTGCATCTTCAATAACTGCCGAAGCCTTGCGGCAAGCAATATTTAAGATGGTATAAATTACGGGAATTGGCAAAACCAAATCCGTAGTAGGACTTCCAGCCCCATCAATTACGGGTGGATACGCAATGTAATCTACCGTAACCTGTGAGGGTATCGTATCACACTTAATATGATACTCTAACTCCGTTGTGAATGTTTGTAAATAGGCGGGGAAAGCATTCGTTGGAACCTCGTCTGGGTCAGAAAGCGCAAAGGCATACCTGTCATGCGCCATCGGGACAATCGGACGCGTCCTATTAACTCGATCCCCGCCACAACCTTCCAATTCAAACACACCTGACAAAGCAGTTACGTTAGCCTTGTCAGGTAAGTCGGATTCAAGTACAGTAAGTGTACCGGGCAAAGTAACCGTTCTGAACAACGACCCGAACAACTCTCTTAGTTGTTCGTTAGTCTCTGCATTCGGACTTAAATCCTGAAACCATTCGATTTGCGCTTGGTTCAGAAAAACATCTACCTGATCTGGCGTATAGTACGGGTTTTGTACTACGTCCATTTCAATGTAGAAGAGGTCGTGCAGTTCCTGATAAGTCATTAATCAACAAGTTCTTTAATACTGTCAAATAACAATTCGTTGCTTTCGCGCCACACAAGCACTTCGGCCTTAGATTTGCCGAGAACAATAGGAGCACCTCCGGTAGGAGTAAACAGAAGTTGGCCGTCGGTCTTTACAACTACCCCCTTGCGAAGGGCAGTATTGATAATCTGGTCAGTCTCCGCTTTCTTGTCAATTACTGTTGACGCTGCCTCGTCATGTCCAGTTTCGTTCAATCGCATGGACTGCAAGAGGGTCGCCGGCGGAACCGCATCCTGCTCTTTAATCGCACGAGATTCCCGTCGCAAAGCAATCATGCGCTTCACTTCCTCAATGTCTGTTGCATTATCATGCAGCAACTGCGTTGCATCCATAAGGCTGCTGCCCAAGCGAAGGTTAGCCGTAAACCGCTGAGATAGCCCCTTTGCGCCAATGCTTACCGAGAAAGAATTATTCGTGTCCTGAAAGATACCAAGAGACGCTCCTTCGAGCAAGAGGACTTTAGCGTAAGAAAACTTGTCCGACATTTTACGATAGGCTATATCATAGCCGAGCGCTAACAGGCGTAGGCGCAACTCGTCCGCATTGCCGTCGTTCGGCAAATCGCATTGTCCGCAAGCGCGGGAAAGCTCAATATCATCCATCGCAAATACTTTCGATTTGAAGTCCATCTCCAGCCTCTGCTCATTCAGTTTGATACGCGCTTCCTCGCCAGCCTCTGTAAAGGTCATGCGGAACATCGGAAATTTGCCGTCGTCGTATGCGGCCTTAAGAAGGCGATAATTCCATGCCTGAAACTCATCTGCCATCTCAAAGCGATTCTCTTCATTTTTGCCCCGCAGGCGCAACTGCTTCATCCCCTCCATCGGGCCTTTGAAGGCCCATTCACGGCGGGTAGTGTCTTGCGGGAAACGTGTTACGACGGGATTGCAAAGGATTTCCTCTGACCCATCCATGATGCGGACTATGTAAATCCCTCCCCCTTGTTGTGCTGATTGGTTCATCTTGTGTGTGGTGTATTTGAATTAAAAAAATTAGGCGTTATTAGGCGTTAGGTTGAGCCACCAAAATAGCCGTAGCATTCGGCAAACGGTCGCAAATCATCGCCTGAGTCAGGATGTGGTAGGTGTTGCCGTCCTGACCGTTGGAGATTTGAGGCATCCCTTGCAGGCTCATCAGCTTCTGGAAGTTAACACCGTCTCCGATGAACTTGCTCATGGCTGAAGAACCTTGTGTGCCTGACAGACCTGCGACCATGCCTGTTACCATTGCGCGGTCTATCCCGTCTTTGCCTTTGGATACAAGATACAGCGAACGTTTACCATCTTCAAATGTAACCATCAACTTCAGGTACAGGTGACACGCCTCAATCGGATATGTTGCCCCGCCGATAAGAATCATGTTATCCGGCTGTGTGCGGTCAACTTGGTCAAGGGCAGGGATATGGATAAAGTCCACGTCGCCATTTCGGGTCGGGATCGTTTCTACTCCGACGGGGCGCGGGATGGTCGTCACATTGATTTTGCCACTGCTATCGGCATTAATCATAATGTTTGCCTTCGCCTGAATCCATTGCTGACCTGCAAGGCGCAGAACGGTACGGGCACCGGAGCCGCCGAAGCCGATAATTTTCAAATCCCATTGACGATATTCCTTTGCAATCCAGTCAACCGCAGCGTCAATAGCCGGGATGAATGTGTCGGGATTGTTCGGGTTGTACGTTACCTTCATGCCCGCATTGTTCCACATCTGGAAACGCAGACCTGCGCTCATCGGAACAACATTGTTCTGTGCATCGCGGCTGATAATCTCCCCCGTCGCATAATTGAAGTTAGGGGCCTCAAACCAGAGTTTGTTGCCTACCTTCAGGTAGTGTTCGCGCAGAAGAGATTGTCCTGAATTAGTGATAATATCGGGAACAAAACCGTGAACAGATGATTTGCTGCCCTGCACACTTGCCTGTACAACGTCCACGTCATAACCTTGCGTCATAGCATCACCTGTGATAGTGAGTTCCGTGCGCTCCGTTGAGAAGTAGTTGAGGTAATCAATTTGCTCTTGCCCGGCAATGATACCCTGACCGCGAACAGAGCCTTCGCCCCACGCAGAGTGAGAGAAATAAAGGTATTTGCCGTAGGCGATTTGTGCGGCATCAAATGTAGCATTCTGGATAGCCGTACCGCTAACAGAGAATACTACATCCTGACAGTTATTCGGAGCCGGAGTAACCGAAATAACCATAAGGTTAGATTGGTCGTTCGTCAGCGCAATCCCGTTAGGGCTTGCAAGGGGCTTGTTGATGCGCACGGTGAAGTAACTGCCGGGGTTGGTAGAGCCGGTATAGTTGCCTACAATCTGAGCGCTACGCTGCTGACGCAGCATTACCGCGTACTTGATCCACATTTCGTCAACCGTATCGGTGTCGCTTGACGCATTGTAAGCGTTGCCAAAATACCGGTTGGTGAAAAGCGTGAGGATGCCCTGATCCTGAACCACCGCATTGATGATGGTTCTTGCCAGAAGCGGGATGCGGCCTGCACGCGAAAGGTTGATAATCGGGGTCGTCTCCGCAAGGATTTGCTGAGTTGGAATACTTGCCCTTCTTATCGAGACATTTACGTTACTCATTTAAGATTGATTTTTTTTGTTAACTGATCTTTTCCAGAAGGCGAAGCGCTTCTTCCAAATCCGGTTGAAGAGCCGGAGCCGTAGGTGAATGAACAGGGCGAGACGTATAAAGATTGCCGGCGGATTTCCCCGGAATCGTGGGGACATTCCCTATTTTATCACGCAGCGTAACTGCCAGCGGATGCATTGAAAACTGAAGCATCGCATTCACGAGCATCTCCTTTTCATTCATCAACGAGGAAAAAAACTCTTCCTGAACCTTGGGGCTAAGGATTGCCTCTTTGAGAGGAGCGGGAATTTTCTTACCGAAATAGGCAAGCTCGTCAACATATTGTTTCAGTTCTGAAACGCGCTTTACCGCATCTGCCTTTGCCTTTTCTTCACGGCCACGCTGTGCGTCAACTGCCGTTTTATAGGCTTGTTCTTCACGGGCTGACAGCGTGTTTTCAATCAGCGTCTTTACGCCGCTGACAAGATTGCGATATGCTGTTACATCCCAGGATTTTACCGAATCCAGCTTTTCCTCCGGCGTGTTGCCTTCAATGTTGAAGAACTGTGCCGGGTTGCCCTTAAATGCCGCCAGTAGGATAGTGTCGTCACTCTCCCGTTGAAGTTTGGATAAGGAGCTATAGGCGGAGTCCGCTTTCAGGATTTGCTGTGCCTGATAATTGATGTTGCCTTCAGAATTTAATAACTCCAGTACATCGTCAACGGTTTTGATTTGTTCCGGGTCAACACCGAGTGCCTCCGCAAGTTTTGAAAAATCGGCAGCGGGGGCAGCGGGGGTAGCCGGAGCAGCTTCGCCCAAATCCCACTCTTCGTCTGTGCTTGCAGGCGGAGTTGCCGATTGTTCAGCCACCGAATTTTCAACAGGCACGTCGTCAATGGGAAACACAGCGGCAAAGACAGTATCTGCCGCAGGGACAGGGTTGCCGCTTTCGGTAAAGGAGAGGTCGACCAAATCGCCGGGGGAAACCTCTTGTGTAAAAGATTGGTTAGAATCGCTCATTTCTGTTTGGTGTGTGTGAATGATAGATGTTCACACAAAAATATACCAAACAGCCACCCCAAATCAATAAGGCAATGCGTTCACTATTACCGAAGGGATTGCCGCCCAAATCTTATCGTGCTTTTTCTAATATTTCTGTCGAACGCAAAGCGGACACGCGAATCGCTTATTGCGCTTGTTTCACGCCTGCGTGTGTATTCCTGTGATTTCAAATCCCGAAGCACAAGCAGCGTATGGAAAGCGGAGCCTAAGTCCGTGTTTTTCTTCCGCCATTGCCGGAGTGCGTCAATGATTTCCGGCGAATCCATTTTAGCAAATGACTCGCTTTCAATGTAGTCCTCACAAAGCCCAGTTTGTTCCGAAATTGTTTTGTCAGATTGACGAATGCCGGGCTTGCCGTTTATATGCCTGACACATGAGAATAGCCCTTTCTTCCTCAAATCCTTAATGAAGGATTCGTCATTATTCTCCGCAAGAACTTCTATCCCATCTTTTCCACCGTAAAACCTCATGCCCTTAATAAACTCATTGAACAGCTTTGTCTTTGTAGATGGCCGTCCTAAATAATAGGCCACCGGAGCGTCATTGAAATCTACATTAAAATGTTCGCCGCGCCAAATGACCATCGCCCCTTTTGACGGTTCGGCATCTTGGCTTTCGTCTTTATAGTAGTCGTCTATGGCGGCATAGTCTAAGCCTATGTAATCCGTTTGGGGCATACCATCTTCATGGATAAGCCAGTCCCCGGAAGGGTCTTCTTTAAAATGAACTTCCGTATTCGTATCGCCCGAAGCATAGCGGTTATATTCCAGCTTGCCCCGCTTCCACTTCTTGTCTCTGCCGTCAATGCGTATGTCGTACATCCGGGCATCTAAGTAAGAAGCATTATACCCCGAAAGTGTAGGCATCTGGAAACACTCCCAATCGTTGAGGGGCATTTCCTGAATGGCGTACTGCAACTTTACCATATCCCCCTCCGCTTGTAGTTCCGCCCGCCGGGCAAGGATTTTATCCAGCGCCCGCTCCTCGTTACATTTCCCCGTGTGCATATCCCATTCCCCTAAATACAATGACGTGGCTTTAATGAAAAAGCGCTTCCTGTGCGGGGTATTTTCTTTGTAAAGCCGTTCGTAATCGGAGGATGAGTTTGACACTTTATCGGAGGTGCCGCCGATAATCATGTGTCCGTGACGCAGCATATTCAACGCAACAACGTGTTCGCACGTTGAGACAAGCATGGACAGATAATTCTTTGTGTACTTACCCGCCTCGTCAATCACTATAACGTGGTCCCGCGCTCCCCGCATAGCGTTAATGTTTACAGGCTTTGAGGCTTCTTTGAATGTTACTGCATGACGCTCAAACTCCACGCCTCTGTCCGTGAAGTCCAGATACTTCGCTTTGTCCGCATTGATAAGCATTGTAAGCGGGTCTTTACCGTCTTCGCTTTTTTCACTCCGCTTCTTAACATACGCCGGGGGCATCCAAGCCGGGTGCATATTCGCCAATGCCGGACGGAAAACCTCATCCCGGAAACGAGTGATTGTAACCGTGTCGGGGCCGAGGTAAGAACAGTTTACCTGATCTATCAAATAAGACCACATCAGATAGGAACACATCAGGTATGACCAATGCACCCCCCGCGCTTTCGTGGCAATGATGTCCTTTGCAGTTGATTGTGGAAAGAGTTTGTTGCGCCGCGCAAACCAAATTGTGTCGAGCGTAACCTTATCCTGATAAAAGTAATAGGGCTGTTCGGCCTCACTCTTTTTACCCTTTTGGTCAATCACAGAAAAACGCATCCAATTCAGGTGAAAGTACAACACAGGGTTCAGCCATACACCGTCCGGGGCTGTCCATCCGTATTTGACACGCCGTATTTCCTCCGCCCACCATTCCGCCGCATCGCTTTCTTCAATTAAAATATTTGCGTATGGCGGTATGACTACGGGGTTAACAGGACGGTACAATACCTGTTTGGATATGTTTTCTATTTGCATACTTCCCGAACCCTGTTGGAGAAGTCTATAAGTTTTCGCTTGCGCTTTTCGTCGGTAAGAATAGCCCGCTCATACCCTTTTGTCTTATTGTGGATATGCGCGCGCGACAATGACGTTAACAGGCTTATTTCTGTTATAGTCATACCAAATCCGTAAAGGCTGCTACGCAATGCCGTCAATGCAAGCGAGCGCGTTTCAGCCAATGCCCTGCGCTCAGATACAGGCAGGTAATTGTATTTGCACAGGTTACAGGTCATTAAGTCGTCAGGAGTGCCAGACGTATTCAATACGCTCAAAAGGCTTCCGTAAATCCTCGCAGGGCTTTCATTTTTCGCGCCTAACAGCATTTCCATGTCCTTCAGCCGCTGTTCGAGGTATTGAACACGCTGTTCTATATCTACTGCTACCATGATTATACCATTTTATCCCAACGATGAATATGCTCAACGTTCGATTCTACGCCGTCCTTTACATACCGATAACGGATTCTTGTCTTATGCTGTGCGTCTTTGATGTTATGCAGGTGAATGCGAACATCATCTTTTAAGGTAAGCTCCGCCGTTACGTCACGCCATACGTTGCCAATGTAGGCTTGTAGTTTACCTCCGTTGTTGGGCAGTATAGCCTCTTTAATTGGGCAGCGCTCCCCCGGCGAATGTATTTTGGCCTTATACATACAGCCGCAAGCCGCACACCTTGCATCCGTAGGGACTTCCATGCGGGCATAAACCGCGCCGGGTTCTAACGGCTGGTCAGGGTGTATGTACTCCCTGCCTTTGCCCGGTACAATGCGAACGCGCTGATTTGATGTAATCATTTTCAGATACTCACAAACCCTGTCCTCCCCGCTGCCCGCGCTCAGGCATTTGTTGTAACGCTCAACTACCTGCGCCCTTTGCCCTTCCGATAACGAAGAAGGAATGCCCGCGTAGAAGAACCCTTGCGCAATGTTATTTAAATTCCAATTCATAAAAGGGGTGTTTGATTTGTTTTATCCAGAGCAATCCCAAGTCGCAGCCCAAACATAAAAGTCGCGGATGCACATCGGATTGCCAGTATCGGTCGTTTGCCAAAATCCATAAGTGTCGCGCAGGTGGTCGCGGAACTCCTGCTCCGTCAGCGGCCCGTCAATTTCTTCTACCGTAAATCCATTCTTTGTGATGACGATATTGATATACTCCTGCCCCTCCGTACAGGTCGGAGTAATAAAAGACGTTGACAAGGCATTGAGTTGCGTACACAGATACTGCGCAACAATGGCGTTAAACCCCTGCTGCGTAGTCATGCCAGTAATGCCCAAACTTGTAGAACACTCCGTGCCGCCAAGCCCCGCTGAAAAGTCGGATGCTGTTATCTCGGGACACGTTGAATCCTCACAGTCCTGACATCCCGGAATAACCGGAACCCGTGTTGTCGGTTGATTGCAAGCCATTATATATATCTTTTTTCTTTGATGAGACAATCAATTACCTCCATGTCCTTTTCGGTCATAGAGTAATTCTGTGAAACAAAATACAGCAAAGACAGCCACATAACCCCTTTGGGATTGACCTGCTTGCCTTTCTTTGCCAAAGTTACAACCCGGCAAGCCTCCGCTATTTGTGCGGCCTCTACCTTGTTTGTGATTTGTGTAGGACTCATTGTTGACAGAAGTTTTCAACCTTTGAAAGAATCTGGCCAACTTGCCTCACCAATCCGTTAGCGCAAGTGCAGTTACAGCCCGCGCCCTGTGCCGCCTCCAAAAATGACTTTGCCATCATCAACTGACATGGAACCGGATTGTCCGCTTTATAGCAGTCTATGCAGCCATCCCCGGCAATGCTCAATACCAACTGCGAAAGACGGTCGCTTTCTTTGCAGGTAAATACCGCTTGCAAGGTTTTGCTTGTGTATAATACCGGGTCGGTAGGCGTTACCGTTACCGTAGTGCAGCCCGTGCCGGATACCGGAACAGAAGTTTCCGCGACCCCGTTGATGTTGCGGATTTGATAAGCGGTAATCTCATCACAGGTAGTCGCCTGATAGCGCCATACCATGCCCGCCGTATCGGAGTACGACACAAAGTAAGACATCATATCTACCCATACGCCGTTTATGCGCAGCCAGATATTGTCGCCAAGCGTTACGGACTTTTGTTTGACTTTGATGTCATAGGTGCATTCCTCACACGAATACGGCAGCTTGGTATATATTGCATATTCAACCTGATAACATCCCGATGCAAGAATGTCCATAATACCGGAATCCGGCGTTGTTGCGGGCATCCCGGCGGCCTGATTGCAGGCAGTACATTCCGGCTGCGTAGCCACAGATACCGCTCCGATAGCCTGAAACTGACTTGCGCAAATACGCTGTGAGTTGGGGTACTGCGCAACCACTGTATCCCATATTGAAATCCAGCGGTTCCCGTTAGCGTCCGTTAACGTAACAGACCATTGGTCAACATCGCTGACTTCAATGTTGGGAGAGCCATATCCGCCCGTGTTTGTTGCGGAGTAATCCCCTGTTGTATCGGTAAGGTAAAAGCAATTGCAATCTTGCGAAATTTGCGATACCTGAAACTTTAACTTTAGTGCCATTTTAATTTGCTTTAAGCATACAGGCGGTAATGCGTTTTATTTCAGACGGCAATACCCCAAGTGTTTCTGCCGTCAAAAGTAATGAATTTTCTACTGATTTCAAAAGGTCGGGGCGCTTATGTTCCTTAGCTGCCTCATTGAAAACATTTGCAACTATCTCCACAGTCTTGTTGAACTGCTCAACACCTACGTTGTCGCCAACCTTTGACGTATAAGGTGCGTTATCTATTTGTGATAGAATTGCTTCCGCCGTTGATGCGCTTAACCCCGGGCGCATTTGTATGACGTTTTCTACCGTGTTGATTACAAAGTCAACAAGCCTTTGGTTTGTGGTTAAGTCTAAGTCCTTCTTTGCGTTGCCGCCAACAACTCCGCAAAGCGTTTTACGGAATGCCGATACAAGCATGTTGATGAAGGATATAGCAATCGCGTTTACCACTACCATAGTTCCCGCAGAAGCAAAGAACCGTGCGCGTCCGCCGGGAACGCCGTCATGCCAGTCGTACCACGCCTGGGCAACCGTGTTGAGCATCCGCTGGCTCTGTCCGCTGAACAATCCAAGTATCTGCCCAATAAACGACTTATCCAACTGCTGCGTCGTCCGCGTAGCCACATCGTACATGACGTTCGTGGCGTACATCAGCCGTACCGCCTTGTCAAACATCTCCGTTCTTTGAGCCTGGGTTAGCGCCGCTACGTTGTCAACCCCCGCATTAGCTAATGCTTCTGCACGGGCTGCCCTGTATTGCGCAAGGATAACCGCACGGTCAACACGGCGCGTGGCATACATCCCGTACTCGTCGCTCAATTTGCGTAGGTGTTCCACAACACCGGATTCTTGGTCTATGCCCGAAGATATAATATGACGCATAGTGCTGACAAATTCCGTGTCTGCCGTGTATAGCCCCGTAATACGGTTGAATATTTCCGCTGCTTCAGGGTACTGTTTTACTTCCTCAATAGTGTCATAAAAACTACGCTGCCCAACCGTTCTTTCTATGCGGCTGCCCGTGTTCCGGGGCCCGATATTGGAAAGGTTAAACTGAGATACCATTGAAGAAGCGGTTTCTTTTGTAAGCCACGGGAGTTCAGCAAGGATATACTTGTCGTCCACAATGCCTAATCCCAATGACCCGGTAAAGCCTACCGACTGCTTCAGCGGTACGCCAAAGCTAAGGGCAAACCTTGCAATGGCAAAATTGCGCGTCAAAGCATTAATTACTTTGCCGACATCGCCGCCCGTTTTGATATAGGTCGCAAGGTACTTATTGTAATCATTGAGTGCCTCAATGTGCCGCTCAATTGCTTCAAGCAACTTAGCACCTTCCTCTTGAAGCCCTGACTGCCCGGCTATGTGGACTTTAATGTCGTCAGCGAAAATGGCAAGATTGAAAACGTGTTCGCCATTTTTCAGGAACTCGTCTGTCTTGGCCAGGTAGCGGTGCAAGTGTCCAACAGCATCCGTAAGCAAAACGGCCTCCCCGGCGCCTATGCGCTGGTTCAATATTGAAATGCGATCTATGAAAGCCGTGTTGCCGCCCGTGGCCGAAGCAATCGTATCGGGTGCCGTAGTTACCGCTACTAACCGGAAATACTCGCCCGCACCGTTTGCCCCAGTTACCTGCTGCAATGGCTGCCCAACAATTTTAGCATACAAGTCGGCTACCGCAGTAAATCGTTCCGGGTCATTGAATCCTTGTTTGACCGCATCGTAAGCCGCTTTGTATTCCGGGTTATTCATAATGCGGTCACGGATAGCTTCTATCTCTTCCGAGCTTTCAAAAATGAAATACGAGTGCTCTACCTCTGCTTTTTTATTGCCGTAGTGCTTTTGATAGGCAGCCCCTGAAGCCCGGTTCCGGTCACGGACAATCAATGACGACTTCCCGTAAGAAGCCATCTGTGTGTCGTATATCATCACCAACGAAATAGCTTCCGATACCGGAATTTCTATTTCGGCGGGTTGAAATCTTTCTGTTTCTTTATTCCATTCCAGCGCAGGGAATGTCATCTTATCTACCGTTGCCCATGTATTGCGCCCGCGATATACCGTTATATGGTCACAAGCGTCCGCTACGCGCTGGAGTGTTACAGAGCCTTTCTCGAAAATAGGGGCATACTTCTTTAATGATTCATATACTTTGTTTGTGAATACTTCGCGCCCATAAGAATTAGGGGCAAAGTACGCCATGCCAATAGTATGAAGATTGAACACCCCTTGCAGGTTCTTACGGATGAAGTTTTGAAATCTTCCGGCGCGGGTTGTAGCCTCCGCACGTTGACGCATACTTGTTACCGTTCTTACAATTGCGGAGTTGTTGCCCGGCAATCGCGTCCACATCCGCTGCCCGGAGGTAGTATGAGTGAAATTGCTCCGGTGAAATTTAGCATAGCCCTCAAACAAGGATTCCGTATTGGGGATGCCGTCTATCTTAGACCCGCCAAAAAGAATACCGGCTATTTTCCTGTAAGGGTTAGGTATCTCTTTAGGCTGGCCTGCAATAATCAGCGTCACCTTTTCCCGCCCCGGCGCTAATTCAAAGCCTTCGGGGTCGCTGGCAAACGCCGCAACATCTTTCATTACAGATAAGTCGTTGAATCCTGCATAAAAGTCCGCCCACGATTTGCCGTGAAGCCCGGCACTTTTTGCACGACTTTCAAACTTGTCCTGCGTAATTTGTTGTGAAGCGTTCACCCAACGGCGAAAAGCATTTTGGATATTCAGTGCCGCCTCATCTACCGGAACGCCCTCTATGTTGTCGGTCATCCAGCCCACAATGCCACGAACAGAATTGAACGCCGCCGTTTCCGTATTTGTAGGAAATAACGCCTCGTCTAATATCATGTCATTGTCAGAAGTGCCGGGGAGTAACTGAAATTTTGTAGCCGAAGCCGCGTTCGTTTTACGCACCTGCGATTCTGCTATGCCGTCCGTAGTTTGGAATGTTTGAAAAACACTTTTGGAATACTCCGCCTTCCCAGTCTGTTCCCAAAGTCCGTCCTTTAATTCCCAGCCCGTATGTGCATAGTCTTCCCCATTAGCGGCTAACTGCTGCGCCTCGGGTAGCAAAGTAGCGGAATTTACCACGACGTCAACATCCACCGCCGGAGGCGTACCATTCCCCTCAAATATAATCTTCGACCCGTTAAGCAGCCGCTTTGCTACCGCTTTAGAAAATTGGTCAAAGGTCATGCCCTCAATTTCATCCGCTGTTAGTTCGGCAATCATCGTGTCTTTGCCAAACATGGACTTAATGCGCTGCCACATATTCGTAAGCCAACTGCGGAAGCGCGAATAAGTAGTGCCTACCATCTTCGCACCCTGCTCTCCTATTGCCGTAGCAAGCGCTTCTTCCGCCACGAAATTGCCTATTTCTTCCTGTGTAGCCCCACCTTCCCGCATCTGCTCAATCTGATCTGCATAAAGGGATTCCACATATTCCCGGTAAGGGGAGTTTAATGCTTGCTTCTTACCCTCTGCATATATCGTCGGCATGCTTTCCCGTATAGCCGATACCCAGATATGCGCATATTCGTGTATGGGGGTAGAAGGATTAGCCACACGCGGGTCAATGTATATCACCCCATTGTGAACAAAGCCCGCTACCGTATAAATAGGTTTCAGCCCTTGCTCCGCTAATTGTGATAATACCGCGTCTATTTGTGCAATGTCAGATACAACCCTTACTTTTGGAAAGGCTTTGCTCAACTGCGCCGTAACCTGTTTTACTACCCGCGCATTTGTTTTTGTGGCACGGACTTCGCTTACTATTTGCTTTGTGACGTTCGGGGCAGGGGGTTCTTGTACCGCCTCTTTGACTTTTTCCGCCTCGGTAAACGGAATTGCAGATTCCGATTGAGGCTTAGGATTCATAAACATTTCTACGGACGTGCGCGAGAACCACGTTGGGGTTATTAAAACCTCCGCTCCGTCATTTGTCATGTAGCCAATTTGAACAAGGCTGCCATCAGTTGCTATAACAAATCCCTGCGGGCGCTTGCCGTCATACTGAACCACCGCGTAATCCCCAACCGCAATACGCTCAACATCGGTGCGCGGGTTCTGCGTGTCTAACTGTGATGTGCGCTGCTTTACCTCCGCTAAAGTTGTCCACGCCTTTTCTTCTTTTGGGTAATAGAGCTTTTGCATGGCAAAAATCGTATGTGCTACACTACGCGGGACTCCTTCTTCTTTAGCTAACTTGTTGGCCTCAATCAAAACTATTGCTTCGTCTAAATTGGGATGTTTTTGTTTAGCTGTTTTCAGAAGAAGAATTTCGCTGGGCATTAAAACAACTCCAGCGGCTTCATCTGCGGACGCTTCAGGTTCTTCGGTTTCGGCGACCTCTGCGGCTTCGGATTCTCCAACATTGATATTTTCGTCACCTCCAACAACTCGTTCAGTTGTTGGTGATATTCCGGGGTCTCCGATTTCGGCTTCCGGCTCAGGTTGAATATTGACATCAAGGTCCTTTGCTGCTGTTCGGGAGTTAAGTTCATCCTCTACTGTTTGAATTATTTCTAAGGCGGTCGGCACGTCAAAGTTGCCTACCTCCTCCTTTAATTGTGCTATCTCGCCCGGGTTGTTCCTTTCTAATAACTGACGGATTTCTGAAATAGGACTGGATTCCTGTCCGTATTCCGCAATTACTTCCTTCGCGGGGGGCGTTTCTTTTCGCAACCTTAAAATATATTCTTCACCTAATGGTTCCGTTGAATCATCGAGGATTTCATCCGCCCTTACCTTTAAGGATATAACACGCCCCTCGCCCGCATAATCCTCTGCAAGCTGCTTGTTTGTTGTGACAAAATCACCAGATTTGATTTTATTTACTCCTTTGGAGACACCTCGGTAAACCACTATCTTAGTGTCGGGATTGACTCCCGCAGTCTTATCGAAGGTAGTGATATTTTCGCCTAACGGGAGGTCATCTCTCTGCTCTGGGGCATATTCCGCAAACACGCTTCCTGTGGGGTTTAGCGTATTTAAAACAGCGCCAGCTTCGGGCTGTGGTGTTGCGGCAACTTCTTCTATAACAACTTCCGCCACCGGAGGCGTTTTGCTTTCTACGGCCTTTGCCTCTATTGTTCTCGGAAGCGCATCCATGCGGTTGTTCAAATCAATAGCCCAGTCCTCTTTTGCACTTAACGCAAGGTCAAAGACTTTCCCGACTAAGGTCTTTTTGAATTTAGCAAATGATGTGCGAATACGGTTTAGACGTTCGTTTGCGTCCTGTACCGCCGATGCGTAATCCGGTTCTTGTCCGGTGTATTCATTTATGCGGTTGCCAATCTTTACCACTTCGTCAATCTCCTGACTTATTGGCGTCAGCTTTGAAGATATTTTTTCGGGTATAACAGGGCGTTCCGCTGCTATTTCTGTAGCCGGGGATGTTTCTTCCTCAACAACCTCTGTTGTTTCGGTCGGAGTTCCTTTCTCCACCGCTTCTTCTACTGTGGGCTTCTCGGCTTCTTCCCTGTATTGCATTGCCGTGATTTCATCCGGGGACAAGCCTATCATGCTCCGCCAGTTCGTCATGGCTTTGTTCTGAACCGCACGTTGTGCAAGCAAGCCCGGCTGTTTGCGCTCAAAGCCTATGTTTACGTTGCCGTCCTGTATGGAAGTTATTCCCGGAATAGCAATGCCATAATCATTCTTAACCGTTAGGGGAGCCAATGTTGCCCCCTCCAAAAGCTCTACCGTCTGAATGGCTTTTCTGAAAACAGGGTCAGAGGCAATGATGTCAATATCAGCCTCTGATTGTGCTACTTCGGCGGCGCGGGAAAGCGTCCGGCGGATATAATCCTTCGCATCGTTCGCCCCGCGCAAAGCATCAAAGTAGGTCATGCGCAAATCGCCCGTAGGGTCTGTCATGTGTGAAGTCAGACGCAAAGTGCGCTGCATAGTAGCTAAATCCTGCTTAGTCATCTGTGCCTGCTCTCGCGTTATCGTGCCGTTTGCAGCCGAAGCATCTACCGTTTTTCCTAATTCAATGGCATATTCCGTACCGCGCCCCAAATTCTCCGCCCTTGCCATTTCCCCGAAAAGGTCTTTTGCAAATCCTGTTCGTGTAGCAAGCGGGCCGATAGCGCCTACTGTGCCGCCCGTTACTCCACCAATCAATCCCTCAAAGATATTTTGCCATGCTGTCTGCCCCTGAAAGCCGGGCTGTAAATCGGTACGCCCGGCGGGGATGTCCTCCGCACGAAGCGAATACACGTCCTCAAATTTACCCGTGCCGACTTTTTCATTTGACGGTTGTGCGTAGTTGTATAGCGTTTTCGCAGCGGACTCCAGTACTCCCTGTACCGTCTCGTCAGCGCCTTCTTTTAATCCCTGCTCAATGGCTATCATGCCAGCTTTTTTGATTGCTTCCTGTATGGACTCACTATATACAAGTGCCGCCTCTTTCAGCAATCCCTTCGTCATGCCTTTTTCAGTAATCTCCGCTACTGCCTTTCCTACGGCTTCCGATACAAACGGTTTAGTAGCAGCGTTCCGAGACATTGCCGCAACCACGTTTTCTACGCCGAAGTTTACGTCCATCCATGACGTAATTAATGCAATAGAACCCGCCATCAACCGCGCATCATCGTCTGGCAATCCACTCTTACGGGCATCTTCCAATGACATACCGTAAGCCCCAAAGAAATTTGTCAAATAAGGAACTGCCGACCGCCCCTGCGTAGCTGCTACCGCACCAATTTGCGCCGCCGCCTGTCCTAATGCGGAACCCCATGCCGCCGCGTCCCATTTTCCGGGCTCAGATTTAATCGGGGGATCAATATATGGAAGCACATAGTCAATCCCGCTTTCTGCATATTTCGCCGCCTGGGCTACTATGTTCCCGTTTACATAGTCTGTTGCTGCCTTAACGGGGCTTTTTGCTCCAGGAGCAAACACTGCCGCCGGGTTAGTCAATTGTCCAAGTCCGCCAACCGCATCCAGTAAAAAAGACGGCGTGTTCACAACCCCTTTAGCAACCGCCGAAACAAAGTTAGGAATTGCCGCTGCAAAGTTTACCGTAAAATTAAACAGCCCTTCCCCCACCGTGCTTATACCATATGGATCGCTTCCTAATGGCTTTTGTTGCAGCGTATTTGCCTGCTGAACAGGCTTAATCGAAACACCCGACATTTTACCCATGCCTTGCAAAACAGGCAACTCTTCTAATTTAGGCGTAGTAAAATCTACCAATACCCTTCCAAGCTCCGTATTGGAGGCTATTCCATATTGCGCTAAATTAGATGGCGGTGCTTCCGCCTTTACGGGTTCTTGCCGAACAGGCACTCGCCCAAACAAAATGTCAACGGGCGTTGTTGCGCCGTTTTGCTTACGCAGCCCCAAATCAACCTCTGCCGGGTCAGCGCCCTTTTTAATAAGCCCTGCACGGATAGTTGCATCGTCATAACCATTTGAGCGCAAAGCATCTACTGAGCGGCTGACATTTATTTTAAGTTTGTCGTCTCCGGGCATATCTTTTAATCGAGTCTGTCAATTATTATCCCCTCTTCTTTCGAAATTTCCAGTTGATTCATTGCCTGTGTCTTTGACGGGCTCAGTACGCCGTACTGTGAAGCGGCGGACTGTTCGTCGTTGGGATTATACGGAACTATAAATTCAGAGCCATCCAATGTCTTTAGGGCGGCGTATGTGCCGCCTTTAATGTCTTTTAATATCAGCATACTCTGGATCGGAATGCCCTGCTTTCCATTAGCGACTTGCAGATAAGGGCGAACCCTGTCGTCGTTGAAATTGTCTGCATATACCGGGGTCATATAGTTTTCCCCACTCTTTCTCAAAAAGACCGGCCGTTGGTCAGGTGTCCAAACATCAACGACTTTTGTTGTCTTTTTTCGGGTATTATTTTCACTGGTGCCGCCTGTAACTTCTTCCACCACCGTTGGTGTGCTAACAATCCCTAATAATCTGCCTAATGCCGTTTTGGCGGCAACGCTTGTCTGATAGGGGGTGTATTGAACAGGGGTATAGTCGGACATATGGGGGGTTGCTGTTGGCGTAATAGCCATTACTACGCCCGGTCTGCCCGCGCTTGTAGTGGGATTCAATACATTTAACGGCGCTTGCTGTGGTTTGTTTGACAAGTCCTGCCCGCGACGCTTCAATGCTTCTGCCGCCCGATTATGCCGTTCCTCCTCCGCTTCCTGTTTCTTTTTCAAATCCAGAAGCGCGTTCCTGTATTGGACGTCAATATTGTTCCATTGTAAACCGTCACGCACTTTGTCGTAGTGTTTGTCCACCCAATATTGCGCGTCCGGCTGCGGGATACCCTCTTGTGTTGCCCACGCCAGTACGTCCTCTTTAGACATATACTGATTATTCAGCCCCGTAGGGTCGGCGTGTGTGTTGGCAAATTCCTTAATCTTTGCCACGTCAAACTTAAACCCGCCGGAGTAGTTTAGCTCCGAGGTCTTGTTTGCCACAAAGTCCATAAGGTTTTCCTCAAATGACCCCGTCTTTACTACCTCTTTGCCATTCTCCAACGTGTTCCATTGTACCGGGCGCAACTCCATGCCGTCCTGTAAATCTTTGTCCGCAAGCCCCTTGTTTGTCTTGTTCATTATGGCACGCTTCAGCGTAGGGTCGTTAGTCATGTTGATTTTAAAATTGTCAACCCATTGACCTCCCTCTACCTCCAAAAACCTTAACGCATCCCCACCGTAGTCGCGGATACGTTTGTATAAATCGGCTCGCGCACGCTCATTGAACGTTACCGCCCGCTGCTGGTCTTGCGGCAAAAGCCCCAATGAAGCAATCGCCTGAAACTGTGCCGATATTTCCTTTTCCCGGTTCTGCTTGTTTGCCGCACGGGTCTGAAGCATATTTGTCACCTGCTGCTCATATATCAACGCATTCTGCCTATCCAGCCTTGCTTGCGCAAAGTTGGTACGCGGACGCAATGCTATTGCAATTGCAGGGTTGCCAGCCATGAACTTTCCGTAACTCGTAGGCATAGCCTTATTGATTTATAAGCATATCAGTCTGCATCGGAGTGAAGCCGTTGTAGAGCATGACATTGCGTAGTTGGTCGGCATAAAGGCTTTGCTGGTCGCCTAATGCCCTGAGATACTTCTCGTATGAACTTCCCGCACCATAAGCAGAAACAAATTGTGCACGGTCGCTGATAGACTGCAAGCTTGCGTCGAGTAATGCAAGGTTCGCGCTTTCCTGCTGTTCGTATTGACGCGCTTTATCCATGTACTGCATACGGTCATACTGAACCGCCGTAGGCAATACCGCTGCATAAGCCGCCCTGTTCTGACGACGGACGTTCTCATTCAGTAAAGTACCCTGAACTACGCCTTGCTGCCTTTGTGCCGCCGCCTGACGGATAGCCGCAAGCGTTGCACCGGGGGAAGCACTCTGGGCTACACTACGGATTGCGCCAATATTTGCGTCAAATGTCTTGTTCAACTGATTTTCATAGTTGACCAATTCTGCCGGGGATAATCCGCGCTGCGCTTCCTGACGGGCGCTTTCTACATAGTCTGTGAACTCCGTAGGTATATCCCATTGTGGCGGCGGAGTAGAACCCGCAACCGCACCATAAACCGCACCCAAAGCATCAGAAGCCGTACCAAGCCAGTCAGATGTTGACATCTTGCCCTCACTTGTTTCAGGCAGATTAAAGTTGCCTTTCAGGCGCATTGAATAGTCCGTTAGCCCTCCTGTTGTAGGATTGCCTTTCTCTGTGACTTTTCCTGTGACAGTTGCTTGTTCCTCTCCTATTTCTGTTTCAGGGCGATCATTCATTGCCATTTGATGCAGTTGTGTCTCCCACGAAGGACGAAAAGTCATATTGTCATAGTGAATGTCACGAGGTTTAAGCGACTCAGAAGGAGACGAAGCACCCTCCGAAAGTCTTGCCATATTGTCCTTGTTAAAAATGCCATATAGCACCCCCACCGGAGGCCAGCCCTCATTTCGGGTCATGCCTCCAGCTTTATACATTTTGCCACACGCCGCATGACGACCACCAGCAACCCATCCAAAGTATCTGCGCTGCTTGTCAGTAAGTGGACGGCCATTAGCCGTTTTGTCGTGAAGCATAGTGCGGGCTTTCTCGGCCGTAAGTCCGCCTTCTTTCATGCAGTCCTCACATTCTTCTTCATAGCCAATAACTTCTTCTGCTTCCTCCTGTTTCTCATGGCGCTTTATTGCCGTTGCCGTATAGGCTCCCAATGCCGCAATAAGCCCGGTTTCAGCTAACGCTTCCATGACAATATTGTCTTTCTGAGAAAAGATACGCTCGTCATAGCGCATCTCCCCAACCTTGCGACCCGTTTCTTTGTCAAACATGACAATATCCTCACGTTCGTCATGGTCAGCATATATCATTGAAGGTTCCCCGCCATCTGCGTAACGCATACCTTTGGGGCGTATCATGTTGACCCCTTTGCTAAATTCTACGGCAAAGTCGCCTGACTGCATTACACCGCCCTTAGCAAACCTTCTCATGCCGCCGCCGCGCCTGTAATTATACGTCAGGTGCTTTTCTGAGTCATTGCTAAGATCGGCTCCAAATTGTCCACTTGCTAACCCGCCGATAAGCCCCGTAATGTCACCAAGCGCTTTTGCACCTAAGTCCAAAGTGCCGCCAAGCCCGGCTGCCCCGGAAGTGGCTGTGTCTGTCAGGTCTAATCTTTTAAGGGCTTCTGTCAATCCGCCGTCACCGTACTTGCGCATCTTACCGCCAAAGCGAAATGAAGTGCTGTCCATGTTTCTGAATTGTTTGTACTGTGCCTGCTTCTTACGCAGCTCTTCCTCCGCCGTTGCCTGTGAAGATAAAGGCGAGATAATAGCATCGCTGCCAGAACTTATCGCCGTTCCCACACCGGGAACAAAAGCGTTAGCCACCGTAGCACCTACGTCAACAAAGCCTTTCAGTCGCGCCCATTCGTCGTCCGTCTGGTCTTTGATGTTGGCAAGAGTGTCAGAGCCTTCGCTTGCCGTGGCTTGTGCCATTGCGTTGCCAATTACCCCCGCGCCGGGAATAATTGCACTCGTTATCTTGCCCCACCAATTGCGTTTACCCCGCCTGTCATAGCCAAGCAGGGAGCGCAGGAAACTGCCTTCTTCGTATTTAGGCGGTTCGTACCGCTCTTGCGGTGGGAGCGTCTCTTTTGTGCTAAATATAGGCATCTTTATTCTTTTTGCTGGAAGCGGTATTGTGTTGTCACTTCCGTGATTATAACCTGAATATCGTCATCGTCAACCTCTTGATCTTCGTTGTGGATAGTAAGTTCTACCTCCATGTCCTGACCAAATACGCGCTTAGACTGTCCTAATTGCATCAATGGGAATCGCAACATATTGTTCCTCATCCGTGCGCGGGCATCCGTCCTAACGTCTAATTGCTGCGAGGTATTCGCCGTTACTAATGTAATCTCTCCGATACGCTGATAAGTGTCAGGCTTGCAGTTGATCTGCATCGTGTCAAATATCTTGTGCCATTGCATATTCCCCGCGTTCACCACAAACCTCAGCTTGGAAGAATAGAACACTCCGTAATATTCCCCATAGCGCCCTGCTTGGTGCAAATATAGTGAGGTCGTTTTAGTTGTGCAAATATATTTTCCGTAATTGAGCAGGTAATCAGGGGAAAATGAAAATACGCAGCCAAGCGCGTCGAGCATTTCGTTGAAGGCTATCGTGAACGAAGTCCCCTCGTCAGCCCGGTAAAGGGAGTATATGATTTCTTTGTTGCGGCGGTCTGGTGCGCATTGGATAAGCGTTTGCGCTGCGGGCAAAGATTCAAAGCCTTGTAAGATATTCCACGAAAGAGAATGGAATCCGCGCACATCCGAAATACCCTCAAACCCGGCACCGGAATGACGGCAAAAAGTCCGCATCCGCGCATCCGCATAGTGCAGCGTATTGCCAAAAGTAGTTGCCCCTGTTCGTGACTGACAGCCGTAATCCCGACTTATGTAGTCGGCTCCGTCAAAGGCCGAACCCGTTCCTGTCTCAATAGGAGCACCTGTTGACGTAGCAAGAATCGTGCGGAGGTTTATACGCAATGCAGATAGGCTGCGCTCCTGAATACAATAAAGCCCATTGAAAACCCTGTGCAGCCCGGTTATCTTCCCGTGAGTGCCTTCTACCGTGCCAAAATCTAAAGGCAAGAATATCCTGAAAGAATCAGCCAGTTCGCCGGGCGATTTTTGCTGGGAATAGTAGATTGCCGTTTGCTGGTCGGCAACGGGCTGTAAGTTGGGCGGCTTGTTTGGGTAAAACCTGATTGTCTCCTCATATTGCAAAGAGCCGTTCACGTTCCAGTCAGACTGCTGGTCTTTATTGATCCCCTTATAGTATATTGACAAATAAGGGTCAACCTCACAAGCAATAGCCTCCGGGAATACGCCGTCACGCACAAACCTACGTCCGTAACGCATATCGTAATTGTATCGCGACTCTACCGGAACTATCATGGAAACCGACTGATCTTTGTAGGTATCGTCCAACTCTTGGTCGCAATCAGACCAATACCAAGGGCAAAGCATAGTAAAATCCCAATAGGACAAATAGCAGTCGCCGCCCCATACTTCTACATCGTCAAATCGGTAGTGAAGCACACCGTCTATTGTGTCCGTTGGGACATCCGCAAGAACGGTAGCGTTTATCGGCTGAAAATGCCCCGTGCTTACATACAGGCGGCTGCCATTTTCGTTGGTATCGTATTGTGCCTGTTGTTTGCCCCAGATATTGACGATATAATATGAATAAGGCTGAAGCGTGGATGGCGGAACGGTTCCCGTATCCATCAGCGCCGCGTCCCTGCATTTCATTAATACCGTCCAGCGGGGGACTACCGCGCCTTTTTTATGCCCATTGCCGTAATTCGTCGGTTCAATCCGACTATTAATCATAGCATCATAAGACAATGCAAGGTTGTCCGGGTCGTAGTCATCTATCAGATTGGTAGATAACGACGACTCTATCTTGTATTTTTCTACAAGCCTCGCATTTGAAATACGATAATGTTTGCCAAAAATATTCCGCCTGTCAAAACCTGCCGTGGCATACATCTTGCCCCACTCATGGGAGTTATAGTCGGTAGCATTGCCCGTAATCGGGAACAAATACGGCGCAACTCCGCTGACCGTCTCTCCATATACGGCTGTATCATGGTAACACGTCCTCACATATTCAATATAGTCATCCTTTTCAATATTCGCCTGCCCCTGCTCAATAAAAACATCCGGGCTAAAAAACTGAAAAGCCCCCGGCCTTGCATACCATGTATTGTCCGAGCCGGACTTTGCAATCAGCGGTGGAAAGTAATAGTTTATCGGCACATTGAACGGTAATGCCGACGATGAATAGTCGTTTGTTATAAAAGGATGAGGATAGGTTATATCCTCTACGTCGCCATTTTGAGGGTCATATACCGTATTTGTGATAATACCCTGATACTTCAGCCGCTTTTTCCTTTTCGCCCGTACAATCGCAAATCCTGATACCTGCAAGTCTCCGTTCTCGTCATAAAGGACCGTTGCGGGAATCTGAATATTTGATACACCCAGCCCCATAATTTGTACCTGAAAGGTTCCTGAGCCCGCATCAAATTCTGTTGGGTAAAAGCCTGATTGATAGCCCGGTGGGAATGTGATGTCCCTTAAATCCTGCGCATACATTGGGCGCATCTTCTTGTCAAACAAAACAATCGCAAAAGGATAGGTCTCTTTTCTGAAATAGCCTTTGAAGTGTGCGTTGAATACAGGCCCCTTGTAGTTAGGGTATTCATTGGCCGCTATATGGCGATAGACGGGGGATCCCCCGGAGTCTGTATAGGCTACAATGTCATATCCCGTGCTGTCTATATCCACATCCATCATTGGATTCGTATCGAACGGGTAGTTCACATTTCCGGGGCCAATGATGTCCGAACCCACAAGTTTGTCATTGTTGACCAATTTTACTATTGGGTTTAGCTCTACGTCCTTAACATTAAATGAAAGGTGCGGAAATACAGACGGGCCCCCTACTATCATCTTATCCCGGAATATTGCCATTGCCGGGCATTTTGTGAACCACTCGTAATCTGTTACCAAAGATTCATTTGATACAGGCGTTCCGAGGTGCTTGTCCAGCGTAAAGTTTATAACGCCGGGATAGGTTGCCGGGTCTATCTCTTGCTCTAAGAAAACAAAGGATTCAAATATCCCCGTATCGTCTATTGCGTACTGGAACGCAACTATCAATTTATAATAGCGCGTGTCCAAGTTGGACAACCGAAACTCAATCTGTGTTTCCGTTACCTGATTAGACGGTGACATTTGAACATCCAGATATGGTCCAAGTACGTCAACCGCGCTTACGAAATACATCGGCGTGAACGGATGGTACATTGACCTGAAGCCGTCACGGGTCTCATAGGCAAATGTCAGCCTGTAAGCGCCAGACTTTAAAGCGCCACCCGTAGTTTGATAGTCATAAGGGAGCAATTCACCTCCCGCAACATCGGGGCGCAGGTTCATTGAATGAACCGAAAACCACCAAGGGTAAGGGTCGGGCACTCCGCATTCCTGATTGTTGTGCCAAGGCTGCCCGTTAGCATCGTAGCACAAACGGATATTCAAACAGCGCGGCTCCCGCTTTGCATCCCACCAATACACCCGTTCTATGTCAACCGATTCAATATTATAGTCCGCTTCTATGCGGTACTGATACCCCGTCTGGAAATTAAGTAAATCCCCGTTAGGGTCGTAGTTGTCATTGAACAGCGTAGTGTAAGTGACCGTATCTGTTAAAGCATTTACGGTGAACACCCCTATTTCGGAATGTTCTCCGTCGGTTAAAAACACCAAGCACTTATCGCCCATGTCACAATGCCCGACACATACAAGCTCTCCGCAAAAAGTATGCACTTCCTTATTGCCGCGTTCAACGGCAAAAGCCCGAAGGGCTGACCCGCCGACATCGGTAAGTTTCATTGAGTTGCCCGTAGAAGCCGCCTCATTAAAGACTACCCTGCCGTTAAGCGCATAGATATACCCGTTTTGCGGCACTATGTGCGTATCATTGTCGCCCTGCACCCACCCTGCGTTGAACGTGTTTATTGTGCGGTTCATCTTAGGACTTTAGCTTGTATTTTGTTAGCAACCGAACGTGAACGCGCCCCGTCCTTTTGGATTAATCCCCTGAGTTCAGAAAGAGCCATTCCGTAATGGCGTTCACATTCCCGCGCCTCCTGATATTTGCCACAAGCAAAATTATGCTTCCACAACACATAGGCGCGAAAAGCATCTGCTGCATCTTCCCAGATTAGGGGCATCCCAACTTCGTTAAGGGGTACTACATAATACGCCAATATCCCCTGATAGGGGAAATTGGTATAAATGCAGTTGCCGCGAATGGCGTAACCGGGAAGTGCGTGCGACTCTATTGCCGAAACTTTTTGTACGGGCATCCCACTAAGCATAACCGACTCGTCCGAGGCAAACCCCGGCGGCAAATCTCCTTTATACAGAAATTTGTTTTCTTCCATCTGCTCCGTCTGCAATTGGATTTCACGGTATTCCATCAAACCCGTAGGGGCGCGGCGGATAAAATCATAAGCCAGACGCGCAAGCCTGTCCGGGGCTATCTCCGGCGTTAGCTGCAAGTCCTGTACTATATAGCCTATATCTGCATACTTACTCATTGCTTGCGTTGTTTGTAGTGTCTTGTCTTGACTGTGCCTCTAAGATAAGATATTTTCTCAGCACTTCGTCACGCATTCTGGAAAACATCCACTCCGGGATGTTAGTATCCTCCCAAATATCATAGCATCCGCTTACGGTTGCGGTTATTGAGTCCGGCAATGCCTGAACAAGAACACAATCAATAAGCGATTCCGGCGGGGGGAATATAAAGATAGTGTCGCCGGTCAGATAATATGAATGCGAATTAGGCGCGGCGGGGAACCTCCCCTGATTGCCTATGCCAATGTATTGCGGCGAAATCGTTTTAAACGCCTGACCCATATCGGTAGTGCCTACATAACGGATCATGTAACGCCCGTTTACCGAAGCAAGTTTAGGAAGCTTCGCTTTCAATACGCGGCACGGCGCAGAACAGCCGCACTCCGTATAGGAAGCCGCCGTCAAAGGGATGCAAAAGTTACGGTACAACTGCCCGTCCGTCTGTTCCCCGTTCAATAAGTTTGAACGGATAATAGCCGAATATTCGCCGTCCAGTAACCGTATTACGCGACGGATAGAGAAACGGGTGTCGTCCGTTGGTTTGCCGCCCGACATAATTGAAATCGTGCGGGCTGCTTGTGCATATAACGAGTTTGGTGCCGCTGTATTGCTCATGTGTTCCTTAATTGATTTGCGGCGGAACCTCCCTCTTTGCGTACAGAGGATACTCCCCGTGAACGCTTGCGGAGTTCCGCCAAGTCCTGACCGCCTACTGCTTGCCTCAACACCTCGATGTCGTTTGACATTTTAGCCAGAAGTTCGGAAATTATTTTTATGTTTTCTAAACGCTGACGCATTGTCTCCTCGTCATCCTTTGCGCTGATTTTTATAGACCCCATAACCAACGACAATTCACGGTGCTTTGCGACCTTTACCTCCAGTTCGTCACCAAGGGCATCCGGCTCGTCTGCTTTAAAGAACTCCACCGCTGTTTTGAACACATTCGTGTTGGGGATTTTGGAAATATCTTCAGCTAAAATGTCCGTAGGAACGCCGTAGTTCTCCAGCATCTTATGGACAGCTAATGCACTGCGCCGGTTCTTCCCGTCGCCGTCTTTTTGGACTTTCATCGGGGAAAGGTGACTGCTCGTGTACAACAACATCAACAGCCCCGCCACCCCGTGCCTTTTATACAGATCGTTGTATTGCGGGACGGTTGTCATCCATGCAACGTCCGTAATTACACTATTAGCCGTTATTTTTGCAATAACCATAATTAGTGACTATTTTTGTGCAAAGATACAATATTCAAACACAAAAGTCAATATGAAAAAAAATGAAACATCGGGCAAGAAAAAAGGCCGCAAGTACCTGCGGTTTATGCCAAACTCCCCGCACCGTTTTTCACGCCCTTACTTCGGCGCTTCCCGGGAAGAAGATAAGCGGCTGCACATCAAAGAATCGCATACAATCTCACAAGCCGTGCTAATTGCAAAAATATGCGAACGGCGCTATAAACAAGGCTACCCTCAGTTTACAACAAAGAACGTCACTTCTGTCATCAACGAGTACTTTGACCAAATCCATCTCGAAATGATGCGCGGGAACTCTGTTGCTTTGAGGCGTATAGGACACCTCCGGTTTGTCATGTTCTTAGACCGCCCCCGCACGGCGCTGGAAAAAAAATCGGGATCAAAATACACCGTCCGGGGTATTCATACTTTTGTGCCAAGCCCCGGTGCATTCCATAATTTCAATAACAAAATGTCGGACTACCTCGCCCCCGGCGGCGTAGATTCTTATGCCGAACTTGTTGAGCGCCTTGATAGGTATATTTCGGCAACGCCCCCGCCAATACAGACATTGGCTGATTTAAAAAAAGCAATGAAACTCGAAAGGCTTGCCGAAGAAAATCCAGACTTAGCGTTCCGTTTCCATGCAGCAAGGCATGAAGCGTCCAAAGACCAACGCAAACGGGATGCACGGAATAAAATCCTCGAAGTAAAGTACCACCCCAACCAACGGCAAGTGGTTGAACTACGCCAGCGGACAATGATGCCGGACGCTGAAGGCAACCAAGAGCAAATGGACAACTCTTTTGACTACGATTTGCCCGACGAATAACGGTCTAAGAACTCCGGGTATAGCAACCCTACCGCATCTAAAACGTCGCCGTTCCCGTGCTTTAGCTCGGGGAAAAACTTTTGCGCCGTCTTTAACGTCCATTTTGTAGGATATGCCCGGAGTTGCCCATTTTTAGAAGCACGGGCAAGTACGGAACGGGCGCGGCTGATAGCAAGGATGTCAGAACCCAATGTTGTCCCAGAGGTTATTAATGACGACAATGCCCCGTACTTGCGTTGAGAAACAAAAGATAACCGCTGACTGCCCAGTACAATTTCAATTTCGTGCTGAAAGGACGTGCATATCCTCTCAAACACTAATGCTACCCCGGCAGCTTTGCCAGAGTCAAACGTGCGCATGAACGAATCTCTTTCTTTGCCGCCTTTCGCCGCCCCATAAGCCGCTTTGGCATCCGGGATTTCTATGCGGAACAAACAGTTTCTCCCGTAGTCCTCCGTTATCTCCCTTACAAAATCTTTAAGGTTCTCCGGGGCTATCTGTGCCGTCCTCACTATCAATCGTTTCTTTACATCGTATATCGCAAGTCCACAAGCCTGCATATCCGCATCAAATGTTACTATAATGTCCGCCATCGTTCGTTGTCTATTTTGTTTTGCAATCAGGCAACCTCATCTTTATAGCTTAACACCCTGGCTATCAACACATATTGCGGATGGCAACGATGCCCTACCCTCTTTTTCACGGTCAAGTTTGTTAAGTTCTTGATTAATTTCCATCAATAGACCAGTCCTGTTCCACTAACTAAAATAGTGATAAACGGCTTGCCAATGGGAGTCGGAGAGTGGCTCATACTGCCTTACCATATTGTGTGTTTTTTTATCAACACAAAAATACGGAACGACTACCACTTTTGAAATTTAATTTCCCAACAAACTCTTAGGCAGCGCATTCTGCGTTTGGGAATACGTCACGCATCTGCTGCTGTCTTTCAATAAAGTCGAACAACGGCTTTCCCTCTTTTAACAAAGAAGGGTTCCAGGAAAATTCACTCCGGTAGCTCATCGTCAAAAGGGCAAATCTCCTTCTGCGGGAAGTGGCATATCTGCGCTGACCGGGGTGGCCGATTTCGAACCGGAATCCTTTTCAGCCTCCGTGAATGCACTTGGCTGCCCCGTGCCAAGCCAGTCAATCTTCCACGCATTAAGCGAAATGAAATACTTTACTATTCCGGTCTTAGAGTCAGCCCATTCACGCCCGCGAATGTCAAAATGAATGCTTACGTCCGTTCCTTTGGCAGATTCTGTGACCAAATCTACGCGCTCGTTTACAAACTCAAACGCAATTTTCTGGGGGTACTGGTCATATGTCTCAATAACCACTTCGCGCTTGCGGAGCTTTTCGCTGATTTGAGTTACGGGGGATACAGCGATTACCGTGCCTTTAATTTGATTGCTCATAAATGGTGTGTTTTGTGCAAAGTTATAAAAATTTATTTTCATATTCGTTGATTGCCTTAAATATTTGAAAAACGAGTTGCGGTACTACTGCATTTCCTGCCGCCTTTATGGTTTCGTTGCGCCATTTTGAAACGGTAATTCCGTCCAGTTTGGGGGGAACCCCATCATTTCCAATACAAACCGGTGATTGAGTCGGGAACTCTTCCCAATACCAACTGCCTCCCCTAAATTCATCCCGTATCCCTCCGATTGTCGGTTTTCGTTGCTTGTTGCCCTTGGAGTGGGTAGCAATTCCCTGTTCGCGTTGCGCATTATCCAGCCTGGAACTGAATCTCTGTCCAACTGAGAGGGAGAAAATGTTCCGTTTTTCCCGTCTTGTGCGGATGGGGTTGGCAGCAGCACCAGTTTTTCCATTGTCGGCTCGTAACCGCTCATGATTTCCTGTGCCAATGTTCCGCTGTTTCCGCTGACTGGCTCTTTCTTCCCGCTGCTTATCATTCCATCCATCGCAGTGGGCGTTTTTATGAGCCACGAACCAAACTCTGTCTCTTCTGTGGGGCGCGCCGACACCGCAAGCTGGAAGTATATACGTTTGTACTTCGTACCCTTCAGCTTCCAGTTCAGCCTGCACCTCCTCAAAGACCAATCCCCTGTTCCAATTAACAATTCCGAAAACGTTTTCCCCCACAATCCAGCGCGGCCTGAGCTCTCGTATAACTCTAAGCATTTCCGGCCAGAGGTGTCTATCATCGTCTTTTCCCTTTCTCTTTCCTGCAAGTGAATAGGGCTGACATGGGAATCCTCCTGACAAAACAATGTCGTCTGAATGCCAGGCTGTACCGTGCCTTTTTGTGAGTTCTTCATTGATTTTTCCATAAGTAAGGGTTTTTATATCGTCATGGTGGTAAGCATATGGCCAGTAGTACTCCAGTACACGTCGGCCAAAAGGGTTAATTTCGCAGCTTAGGATGTTTTCCCAGCGTGCCCACTGCGCGGCAAGGTCAAAGCCGCCAATACCTGAAAAAAGGGAAATGTGTTTCATGGCTTTAATTTTAGAATAAGCGCCCTTGCGCAATGTGGTTCCTTACCCGCTTAATCCCGTCTTTGTAATAGTCGGAATCCAACTCGCAGCCCGTTAACTCAAAATCGTAATCATGGCACGCTATTGCAATGCTCATACTTCCTAAATGTGTGTCCAGTATCTTGTCGCCCGGTTTGGCGTATCTGTCCAATATCCATTTGTAAAGGGCTATGGGCTTTTGTGTGGGGTGAATGCGGCGTTCGATCTTTTTCATACTTCTTTCGGGAGTTGTAGGGGAAGCAAGTCTTTTTCCGACATTGAACCCGCTGTATAGAAAAGTAAAGACCTCTTCATGCTCCATTAAAGAGCAATACGCTAATTCATACTTTTTAAACGATAAGTTTTCTGGAACCAATTTATCCCATCTTATTCGCCCGTTGGAAATATTTGGAATTTCATAATATTCAATCCCCCAGATAATTTGATTTTTAGATACTCGAAAAAGTTTGCTAAAATAACTTTCGTCTGGAACGTTGCAATCCCATTCAGATTTCTTATAAATCGTTTTTCTCGGCCTTAATCTTGTGCCGTTTTTTTGCAAAACGGTTGTTCGGTTCTCCTGAAGATATGCCATTTTAGAAACCCCGATCCCATACGGCGGATCAACCACCGCCAAGTCAAAATACTTATCCGGGTAACGTGACATAAGCTCCATATTGCCCTCGTTGGTTAATATTAGTTTGTCTGTTAGTTGCATAGGGGTAGGGGGTTAAAAAGATAAACTGACTGTTCCGTTTTTTTTGGCATAGTAGGCTTTTTCATTGCTGTGCTTAAACTCTTCCCATGATACGAATTGGTCATACCTACGAATAACCCAGCGCTGAAATTTCTTTAGCTCTTTAAAGTCTTTTGAATCGCTGTAAACCATCGGGAACGGCAAAAGACCCATTCCTTTCATTGTTTCATAGCGATACCAAATATCAGCAAACGTTTCATCTTTCCAATAGCCGCAAAGAAAGTACACCAATATGTGTGACGGTCGTACCCCTGCATTCAGCAAATACCCCACTCCCTTTTTAAATATCCCTTCGTCGCGTTTATTATCCCAAGCCGTGTATATCCGTTTTGCCTTAAACTGGTCATCGCGATATTTCAGTGTTGCCAACTCACTCGCCTGTTCCTGATTTATCAATCGGACATTTATCCCCTGATTGATACAAATTTCAAAATTGCCCTCTCTGATTTCATTGCACTTCGCCTTCCAATTGGGGTCTCCAAAGAAATCGTTGTCCAATAAGTGTATTTTTTTAGGGTACGGCTCCCCGCGCCAAATGTCATATATGCTTCTCGATGTATTTACCTTACCCTCTTTTTTGGGTACTACGCAAAATTTACACGCAAGCCTGCATCCCCGCTGAGAAAATCCAATTGAGTGTTCAAATTCGGGATAGGTTGAATAGTCGTAAAACTCGTACTCCCCGATATTCAACATATCTTCTACCCGGTACGACATATTTTCAGAGCCTGTACCGCCAACAACTGCGTTAGGGAATGCTTCTTTAAACGCCCTTATCTTCTTCTCGGATGTTGAAAAAATAGCACTACCTAAAACTAAATCGTAGTCCGGTTCAAACATGTTTCTGTGAATTGACCTTTCAAAAAATACCTCATGCCCATTACTTTTGTAATAGTGCGATAGCTTCATTAATGCCAGATTAGGCAAGCTGCCATCTATTTGTGTAAGTCTGATTTTCATAAAATTAGGGCTTAAAAAGGCATATCGTCTTGTTCCGGGTATGCCATTTGACTGGGCGTTCGTTGTCCATGACCAAACGGGTGAGCAGGCGGGAAATCACATATTTTGTTTGTCGGCCCGTGCCAGCGGATGGGAATGTGCCCAACCGCGCCGTTCCTGTTTTTGTAAACCAACAACTCCATTACGTCAATCAATGAAACACCTTGCTCATCTTTGTCAATCCCGTAGTAGGAAGGGCGGTGCGTAAACATCACTATGTCCGCATCCTGCTCTATCTGCCCCGATTCCCGCAAGTCCGATAACTGTGGGCGCTTTGATCCACCGCGTATCTCCGAAGAACGGTTTAACTGCGATAACTGCACAACCGGGATGCTCAATTCTTTTGCCAGTCCCTTGCTTTCCGTTGAAATCTTACCCACGCGGTCATTGTTCGTCATGCGGCTTTCATACGTCAGCAACTGGAGGTAATCCACAAAGACTATCTGGCAGCCGTGAACCCTGACCATGCGCCGGATTTCCCTTTTTATGTTCGGCCAGTGCATCGCCTCGCTTATGAAAAAGCCGCTTTTCTTTAAATCGTCATAGGTAGAATCCATTAATGCAATGTCAGCGTTGCTAAGAGAGCCAAGTCGCAAATGGCTTTGATCTAATTCCGCCCGTTGGCAAACCGCCCGGTGAGCAAGCTGGATAGCGGACATTTCCGCCGAAATAAAACCAACCCGCGTACCCTGCTGCGCCATGTTTGTTGCCATTTGTAGCGCCAATGCGGTTTTTCCCTGTGATGGGCGACCTCCGATAATTACCAAGTCGCCCGCCTGAAAGCCAAAGAAATGCCTGTCAATAGCGTGTATGCCCGTCAGGATGCCCGTGTCCGGCATAATGCCGTTCCTTACCGACAATATTCGCGCCGTACTCAACTCGTGCGCTTTCTGGAATACTTCGAGCGCCGTAAACAAAGATGTTGCGGAAAACGAATTTGACACCGCCATCAATTCCTGCCCTAAGCGCTCGTATTCGGTCCTGTCTTCTGCAAGTATAGCTGACTTTTGTGAATCGAGCAAGTCTAAAATCTTTAAATTCACGGCGTAGTCTGTCAGCTTTTTGACATGCTCCTTCACAAATTCCGCCGTAGTGCTGACATACGCGCCGGCCGGACGGATATGGTCCTTAAATTCGTGAAGCAGTTCCGGGGAAGCAGGAAACGCCACCTCTATTGCCGTGTGCAGGTTCCCGTAGGATGCGTGTGCGCCCTTGTCGTGGTATTCCATAAGCACCTTAACGCAAAACCGAGTAAGCGGGCTGTTAAAGATTTCCGGGAATAAATCCACGCGGTTTTCCTCCATAATTGCCCGGCTTGCGATAAGCCCGCGAATGATGCCCCATTCAGAGACCACCGTCTTGTTATGCTTTGACATCTTTTTTCAGGTTTAGTGATTTGAAAAATTCTACAATCTCCTGTATCTTCTCCCGTGCCGTATCATCCCCTATGTTGTCCATAACGTACTTCATTTCCTCCCACACCGCACGCCTGCCCTTTGTTCTCATTTCTCCTAACCACTTGTCGCGTAAAACCGCATACACATCCAAGCTCTTGCCGGAATCTAAAAGGTCCATCACCGCCGCCTGAACGTTTATCTCCATTTCTATCCCGTAGTCCGTTATCGGGGTAGGGCGTACCCAATACCCGGCGGGAAGCGTCTTTTCTAAGAAAAGGTAAAGCCGGACGCGAAAGGAATGTACAAACTCCGAAGCCAGAAACAAATCCGCCGACGTGGGATTTCGGTTCGGGCAAAACCGTTTCAGGAAAATCCCTATCAAAGTAGCAAATTCATCCTGCTCAATATCCGGGTAAGTAAGGAACATTTCGTACATCACTACCTCCCGGCGATACTCCGCCTCCGACATTTTACCGGATAGCCGCCTGCTTGCGTAAAAACGCCGCGCCGCTTCAAAATTATCGTTGCTTGTGAGGGTGTGTTCCATTTTAGGAGAGATCATCGAATGTAGGGCTATTTTTTCGCTCCGTGCATCTTATCCCAGAATGCAGCCGCGTCGTTGCCGGACGAGGGAAGGGGGCGCACGGAATTGGGGTTGGAAGCTTCTTTTTCGGCATTGAAGGACAAACGTAGCCAGCGCTCGTAATTCACTTCCGTATCGCTGAAGATCGCTCCCTGATAATCGTTAGATGTAGCCGTTTCCACAAGTAGAGTGGCAAACTCAACCCGAAAAGCAGATAAGCGCTTCAACGTAAGCAAATGCGCTGACTGCTCTTTCTTGTATTGCTTCCTTAACTTCATCCAATTAACCCATGCTTCCCTGAACTCCGAAGTATTCAAACTTTCCGGTAAGGGAAGGTTGCCGTTTTCTGCGGCAGCTTCAGCGCCGCTTTTCTTTTTACTTTCTTTTGTTATTATTATTAATTCCTTATTACTACTTAACTCTATATTACTATATATGCCGGTTTCCCGATTTTCGGAAAAACCGATAATCGGAAAACCGGTGTTTCGGTGGTCGGGCGATTCAATGACAACCCACTCTTTGCCGCCCAATTTTCCGTCCGCTCCGCGAACAGAACGCAACTCTGCATAGCCCAAATCCCGTAATTCTTTCAATGCACTTCGGATAGCTGTAATGCCATCATGGGAGGCATTCCTTAACTCCGCCACGCTCACCGTCCAGTTATCAGGTTTAGATAGCAAATAAGCCAACACGCCCCGCGCCCTAAAAGACAGGCGGCTGTCACTGATGGTTTCGCTGTCAATCATGACAAAGGGGTTGTTCCGGCGGGATACTCGTAAAATACTCATTTTGTACAAATTAAAAACCCGGTCGGGTGTACATGGCGCGCACACCCATAACCGGGATTGTTACCTTTTTAAAGGTCAGTTTTCGTGGAGCGCCATTCCACGAAAACATTATGTTGATGCAAATATAAATAAAAAGAATCTATCCAAGCAAATAATCAGTCTCTTTTTTAAACCGGTTTCACCCGGCAGCCTTCCGCGTAGTCGAAGGCGGCGTTGACCTTTTGGAGGTAGTCCGCGCCTACGGGTCTGTCGCCGTACTTTTCCGAAATGGCCGCGATGGCCTCGGCGCGGGTCAGGTTCTGGCAACCGATCGTGACTGGGAAAC